ATGCTACGATACTACCAGATGTCAGTGTAATGCTTGAAATGTGTTTGCCGTTTTCTACAGGAATATAGATGCCGCTTCTTAAGGTAACTCCCGACAATCCTAAAGTCGATAGAAGGCTTGTGCCGTCCTCGTCAAGGATAGCCGATACAACTGCATCATCATTAACTATAAAGCCTCTGAAAACGCCTGTATTGGCTGATGTGTTTGAAATTACTTTGCAGCCTGTGAATCCTGCTGAAAATGATGATGAACTACTCATAAATTTTTTCGTTTAATGTGGGGGTATATTGTGTTTTAACTGTTACTAATGGATTGACTTTCAAAAGCCCTTGCTCAACCAACTCATCCGCATCATCTGGGTCTGTGTTAGTCGGTGAGATCTGTGCATATACTTTGTAGAGAAACTCTCCGCTGTCAACAGAGAAGGTCGTTCCCTCAGTTACAGAAAACTTATTATATCTCTCTGTGTATGCACTAACGTCAGCCACTATGAAATTTGTGATGTTATTTGTTAGTCTGTGAGTGATGCTGAATAAATAGGTAGGGTTAGAGATAGTTGTCTTCTCTGTCAGTGTTAAATACCAGAACTTTGTCTCCTCTTGTGTTATTGTGAGCATCCTACTTATATATAGCAAAAGTTAGAAATTGGCAAAACAAAAAAAGGGAGACCCGAAAGCCTCCCCTTTTATTCACACTATGAAACCTATATTCCTAATTCAGTGATGACAGCAGACCCAACCAATACAGGAGAGTCTGACTCGATAGCAGAGAGTGTCACGTTGTATCCAACATTGTCACCCATTGCAGTTCCAGTCTCTGATGTCATAGCAGTTACGTCACATCCGTACTCATTACCTGCTAACCAGTAGTTGTCTGTGTTATCTTTTACGATACAGTAAACACGACCAGCAGCAAGAAGAGCCAATTCGTTACGCTTTGCTTTTGACAACTTCCTCAATCTGAAGGCAATGTCAGCCTGATTGAAAGTAGTTCCGTTCTCTTGTGATACGTTAGTAGTCACAGTCATTGAACCTGTTGCCTTTGGCAATTCGTAGGTGAATGTGTCACTTGATGTCGCAGTAGTAGCAGTTGCTTCACCACTTACGATAGTGAACAACCCGTCAGCCCAGTCGATTAAGTGGATGGATTTAATTCCTCCAACAGAATCTTTACAGTCTAAAGTAAAACCCGTAGTTAATGCACAACTCATATCGTTTGCTTTTTAGGGGTTAAACTTAAGCCAAAGTAAATTCTACAATCTGGTCAGGGAATGCTACCTGTACACCGTACTTCATTGTCGCACGGAAACGAACTTCATCATTGTCCTGAGAATACCAGAATCTGTATTCCTCCTCTTCGTTTGCAAGGTCAGTACCTACAAAGAAGTTTGCCATACGACCTGCGAACATTCTGTTAGTTCCGTTAAGACCACCAACAGCAATCATTTTCATATTGGTAGCAGGAACAACAATCTCCATTCCTTCGCTGTCAGCAGCGTAGTGGAACAAGTTAGATGCACGAAGAGCAGTGCTGTACTTCTTGAAGGTGTCGATACCTACGAACAATACTAAGTCCTCAGCATCAGCGATGTCAGCAGGAAGTGCATTGTACATATCGTCAACCAAAGTCTCTACATTAGAAGTAGTGATTGAAGTTGCAGCGGTAGTGTTACCATCAACAGATGCAGCAGCGTCATCAATAACCTTGTTAAAACCATCGAAACGGTTAGTGTTTGGGTTAGTGTTTGACGTTGCAGTGTCACCTTGCCACATAGCAACTTCTAACAACTTAGCGATACGAGACGCTTTGTCGTTTCCGATTTGCTCCTCGAAAGGAACTTCCTCAGGAGAACCAGCAGCGATTTGAGTCTGCATCCACTTAGCCTCTAAAGTCTTAGGACACAAAGTCTCTTCTACTTTAATCTTACCTACAGTGATGTTACGCTGAGTAAAGGTAGTGTTTCCAGAAGCAGTGTAGCCACAGCCGTCTGCTTGGAAATATACATCTCCAGTTAAAATGTTAAGTGCTTCAGCAGATTTTACACCTACCTGCACCTGTCCAGCCGCTTGTAATACAGCAGCAGTCTTTGAGCCAAAAAGACTCTTCAACACTAAGTCAGTGCTTTGCTGATTAGTGTAGTCGGTTAATCCAGTTACGTTGAATGCCATTTTGTTATTTGTTTTTTAGTTGTTTTGCAATGTTTGCGATGTTAGCGAAACGCTCTTCTTTCTTGGACAATTTCGCTGGTTCTTTTGTTGGTTCTTCACTTGGCAAATCCGCAATTTTCTCTACCAAGTCAACAGTCTTACCAAAGGCATCTTTCATAGTTGAGAATGCCTCATCGTTGTTAGTTAGTTTCTCTTCTAAAGAATTTAGTTTTTCAACTGCCTCCTCAAAGCGAGATACTAAAGAATTGAAAGCCTCTAATGATGCAAATTCAGCAGGAACTTCTTCAGACATTTCCTCTTCTTCTTTTGCTTCAACCTCAGGCTCTACGATTTCAGTCACAACTCCACCTTCAGTAGTCACAAGCATTCCGCCTGTCACCTCGTGAGTTGCATCAGGAGCAGGGATAAGACCCTCACCTGTTTGCACGAATACGGAAGTTCCAACAGCGAGTTCGCCTTCCCACTCGATGATAGTTCCATCGGTTAGTTCAGCAGTAGCCATTGATACCTCTTTCTTCTCTTCGTCACCAAATAAAAGATGACGGATTTCAGATAGTACTTCTTTACTGTTCATTTCTATATATAATTAGTTAATTGGTTTTTTGGCTCAATTTTCCCTATTCCACTTAGTAACTGCCTCTTTGATTTTGTTCAATATCACCTCGTCTGGGTCTTCCTCAAAGTCAAAGAATCCCTCTACTGAGAACCCTTTGAACTCTCCTTCTTTTACCCTTGCCCAAATGTCATCATCATTCACAATGTATGACAAGAACCAACTTCCATCTGCTACCTCCTCATATCCCTTCGGTGGGTATTTGCCTTGTTCTCTGTCTACTATAAACGACTCAAGCAATGACAACCCAGCAGTAGGGTCTTCGTGGTGTATATTCACTGAATCATATCGGTCAGTCTTTGCCCATTTCTTAGCAATCTGCCAGATGCTTTCTTTGTCAAACACCACATAGTATTCACCTCTGTGTTGATCATAGCGATAGATTGGTTTGTCTGCAATCATAGCAGCACCTGTGATGATTCTCTTCTCTTCGTCTTGAATGGCAAATCCTACCTTGTGACTGTGCATTTTGGACTCAGTCTTATTGTGTGCTTCTTCCGCACTACAAGGCATCCAACGCTCACCCATCTGGTGTGAACCTGTACACCCAATTTTGTCAGCATATGCCTCAGCCTCTTCTTTGGTGTCAAATAGTGGTAGACCTTCAGTAATATAGTCAGGAAGAGCATCATACTTTTTACGTTTCTTCTTTGCTTTCCTTAGTTCTAACTCCTCAAGTTTTCTTTCTGACCAGCGGAGCATCTCATCCCCTCCCCATAGTAGATAGGAAATAGTCCCACAGGCTTTAGTGTCTTTTGGGTCGTAGTATTCCTTCGCTCTTGATAGGTAGGAATAAACCCTCTTGATTGTTTCAAGGCTGATATTTTCACCCTTAGACAACTGGGCTGCACGATTTTTCCCGACGAGCGTAGCACACATATTGTCAACTGCCTCATTCAGTCTCATTCCTCTCTGAGCGTTTTGACTTGCCGCCTTTGGGTAGTCGTTGTAAGATTCAAACTTATGCTCGTTGAAGTATTGGAAATCTCTTTCAATTGCTGGGTTGGTAACTAACGACACAAACTCAACGCCTGTATCATCGTCTTCATTTATAACCAATTTGTAAATCGGTAACTCCATCTGTTTATAATTATCATTATTCATATTCTGGCTTTATTTTACTATTGAGACATCTTCTGTGACTCTTACTCTCTCCTGTGTATTACTTATGTCATACTCGGTAACATAGATTCTCTGTTGACCTGTGAACTCTTCTCTTCTTGGTAGCCTAATCGTTGGAGCATTGAATGACCCTGTGAACCCTCCTCCTGTTGTTGGAGCAGAGCCACTCGCAGCCCCAGAGACGTTTTCACTCTTTACGATATCAATGGCTCTCTTTGCATTGGTTGCGATAGTGGTTGCAAGTGCTATGTATTTAGCAATCCCTGCAAGACCTCCAGAGGCTACATTGTCAGGTGTTGGGCTGTTCGCATTCGCTAAAGCCCCAGACAATGCTCGTGCTGTGTCTGCTGCAACCTGTGCAAGAGCAAGAGCCTTACCTGCCATTGTTTGCTCTCCCATTAAGGCAGTCAGTGCATTTGCTAAGTTCTGAGACTCATTGTAGATTTGATTTTTGACTTCTTGAACTGCTTTCTCATCTGCAATTTCTTGCTCTCTTAACTTCTTTCTGTATTCATAGTTTGCAAGTTCTTGCTGTAAGAATGCCTGAAAATCCTCATCTTCTTTTTTCTTGGCTTCTTTCTTTAATTGTTGGTCATATTCATATCGAGCAAGTTCTTGTTCAAGCCAAGCATTGAACTCTTTATCTGCCTGTTCTTTTGCGTCGTTTGAATCTTTTTCTCTTTGTGCTTTAGTTTCGGCACTTCTTTCTTTATTTTTTGCATTTCTATCAATATCCCTCTGTAGTTGTTTTTTATATAGTTCATCGCTTACTGCATTAAATAATTCAAGTGATTTTGCGCTTTGTGCTTGACTTGTTCTTTCATCTCCGTAAAATTTACTCAATGCTTTTCTGCGCCTTGTTAGGAATTTAATCTCTAAGTTTGCTATCTGCTCTTGGGTTTTGCCTTCTTTTTTGGCTTGTAACAATCGTAGTTCTAATGTTTTGCGAAACACCCTCTCATCTCTATCTAATGCCTCAATAGATTCCTGTTTCCTAACACGAGCAAGTTCTATTTCTTTATCAATCGTATTATCAATTTCACTGTTGTATTCACTAAGTAAACGAATCCCCTCACCTATAGCAATCAAAAACAACCCGATACCACTTGCGGCAATCGCACCTTTTAAAGTAGTAAAGGCTGTGATAAGTTGGGTTTTTATAGCAGTCGCAGCGTTCAGTATAGCAGGTGCAAATTCTTGCAAGTCCTTTAGACCTTGAGAGAATACCATCGCACCCTGAACTTTTAAAAGTGTTTTTTCTAATTCCTCAGACTCAACACCCATCAAGGCAGTAGCACCAGCCGCTAATTCAAAACCAGCAGTGACACCTTGAGCCGCCCTAAATAATTGGTCAGAACCTCCACGAGCAGCATCAATGGCAAAGTCTAACTCTTCCATCTCTTGCTTATATCGACCTGCTACCTTAATAGCCTCCTGTGTCCTCTTGTCGTTTATACCAAACTGTTGAGCCAGTCGTTCCGCTTCC